CATTAAGGCGAAATCAGCCTCCACCCGCATTAGCCGTTAGGCTAAAGAAAGGAAAGAACCTCGATTAAATCCAAGGTCCCAGATCGTACCACCGTGGTACCGTACTTAAGCTTATTCGCAACTTGGTTAACCGCCCCAACGGAATCGAATTAAGATTCCCTCGGGTAGGCTGACCAGAGGTACGCGAAATAAACTCAATAAGTGCGGCCCGGCTTCTAAGGGGGTCAATTTCTTGAACCCCTTGTTGTGCCACAACCTTAAGTCGAGCTTGCAAAAGCCCGGCATACTCTACTTCGTTGCATTTAGCAACTTCCGACAGATGCCTGAAACGGTATCCTTCGACACCATCTCGAGCACGTGTTGGGGTAGCTTCATCGAAATTAACGATGAAGCCACCATCTCCCCAGCCCTCGGGAATCATAAATCGAGATGATTTATGAACCTTCGAGACAAGGAAGCGGAACACCTTCAGAAACTTTGCGTCACAGCCGAATCTTGCGAGACGGCGATGGGCAAATCTCCGAACGGCGTTCCCGAACCTATACAAGGTCGGAACAGTAGTGAGTTTACCTTTAAGATAAACAGGTTTAATGTCACAACCTCGGTACCAATGCGCCCCACAGCTCTCGCGAAACCCAGAAGCCACAACGTGTGACTTCTTCGGGTTGATACGAAAGCCGTAAAACTCGCAAAGTAACGAGAAGAGTTCTACACACTCTGTAGGGATAACAACATCATCCCCATAGACATAAGCCCGAGACTTCAGGCCTAGATACTCAATGCAAGCTGATGAGGCCGCAAAGAATATAAGAGTCTCTAACGGAAATGTAAACCCGTTCCCCATTGAGGAGAACTTGTTCCATTTCGCAAGACCCGTGGGTAGATTGCCGTAGTGGGAGCGACAAGCGTCCATCAGACAAAACCAATCGTGCGGAAAGATAGCACGAACAAGTTCGGTCGCGATGGAATCACTAGCCGAGCTCAGATCGATGGTCGCAAGGGATCCGTCTAAGGACCCGATACGTGCCATCTCCTGATTCTTCGACTGATAGCGCAAGTCAACCCCACCCTTCTTAAGACACGACTTGAGGAACTCACCAATACCGAGTTGGAACCAGAGATTAAGACCTGGTTCCGCGGCAATAATGCGATCCTCTTTTGCATCTTTAGGAACGGCGACAACCTTATTACCAACCTGAAAAAGAGGAAAAGGACCCTCTCGCAAAATTTCGCCCCATCCAGGGTAAAAGCTTCGGATGGATTCCAAGTTAAATAAGGCGTAACAATCGCGTGTGATTCCAACTTCGTGTTGGAACTTATTGGCAGAACTGGCATTCCTTGACTTTATTAAGGTCGAGGCACCAGGACCCCAATCAGCCAACTCCAGTATACTCTCAATGACGGACAGAGTTGATACGTCAGGCAAGAGCTTAGAAATTTTACGAATGACTGCGTCATGCAGCCAAACGACGGGCCCTTTATAAAGAGGATCCCGTTCTAAGTTTCTAAACCTGCTGTTCGTCGACCTACAGAGATCTTCAAATTTCATGAATTTCTCGATCGCAGCCTTGCCCTTGTCTAGTCCGAGAGTTAAACCCTCGAACTTCGACAGGAACTTGGTAGCGGCGTAGGCGTCACCGACTGCTTCCAACCCGTCGTAGTTTATCTGATTGAACTCTAACTCCGTCAGCTGGGCGTGTTCTCCAGAAGAGAACATTAGCCAAACTGCAAGAGCTCTAGGAGAGTCGAGCGACTCAAGATACAACTGGATTGCTGAGGCAGTAAGCTTCTCAGGCTGTACACGTTGATGGTCCTCGAGGATAACCCTCTTGGAACCACGCTTTGCAAAAGACATGGTGATCTCCGAGTGTGAGAATAAAGATTAACCGTGGTATTAATACGGCTCGTCAAAGTTCTCGATCGCAGCACGCAACGGTGACCCAGTAGCATCAGTGGGCACATCGTCACTCGCGTTGATCGTCGTCAAGAACGTAGACAGCACATAGCTGAACAATGCTTGTCGTTCAGCCAGCGCCGAGCGTTCTGGCAACAGCCACTCGCCGATAAAGGCACAGGAGTAGGCCCTGGTAGGTGCCGGAGTGTAACCCGACGCCGCAGGACTCACCTGTTCCAAAGTCGGAACATCGATCTTTTGCGTGACCTTGTAGAGACGGCTCGCTTTTGAAGGCGGACGTACCGACAAAGTCATGCTTGGATAACCGACCGCAACACCACCGGACCGGTCAACCCAACGTTTAAGCCCATTAGGCGTCCTGCCTTCGGGATCGAACGTTTTGTCGTAGCCAACAGTGGCACTCGTGGTTCTCATAAGAGTGCCCATGATGCTACTAAACTTTATGGGAGCAATAGCTGCCATAATTACAACTCCTCAAGGAGATAAACTGGTAGGCACAAGTTACTTTCGGAGAGCGACTCGTAAGAGCGCAAGGGCATTCAGAGCATGCACCATACTGAACGGGTTCTTGATTGAAGGAAGTCTATTCCGGGGAAAAGTAGTTAACTTCACCCTGTTCAAGATGATCCTCCTTTCTCGATACGTTCCGTGGAAGTGCTTGATGTTTGCTTTATTGCTAACTCCGTCCCAGCCATCGAAAGCAATTACCAGTGATGCGTGTTGTTTCGTAAAGTTAGTTTGGAAGCCATCCACAAACACCAAACCATCGAAGTTCGTAAGAGCTTCTAGGTAGGGGCCAATGGGCAACAACCAATCTAACACAAAACTCCACGGGAGAAGTTCCCAACCAAGTGCAATTGGGTTTGTAAAACCAAGCTGGTTCATGAACACCTTCAACTTATCGTCAACTTTCCACCGAATCCCGATCGTGCACCGACTATGGGTATAGATTTCTCTTGTACCTACAGGCGGGACGGTCGAGCCGGTGTAGAGTTTATTGTTGGTAGAAAGAGCCACGTACGCACTTGCCTTCTGGGTGTATAAAGGTAACGTCTGCCCGAAGTATCCGGCAGCCGCCTTCATGGCTTCCTGGATATCCTTAAGGAGAGGTTTCCAACCATACTGCAACTCTAGCCAATTTCTGGCTACAGAATACGATATGGACGGGCCTCCTCTGTCACGATACCTAGGAGTTGTTCCATGAAATAACGTGCTGACTGCTTTTGGAAGGTTACCCTTCCGCAAGTAGCCCAGGGTCTGCGTCATCCTACCGAAGTTTCCTCCAATAAGACGCCGCATCTGCGTGAATTGCGCGATGTCTTGAGCAACATTGCCGCTCAAGCCAGCGTTAGCTTTATTCACTAGCCTCGTTATCGCCTTGTTACTTGCCACCGCGCTATGCGTGGGGGCCCCAGGGATGTTAACAAGTTCGAAAATGTCGGTGTACCCGCCAGTCATCGTAACGTACGATGGTGGTTGGGGAGCGACCCACTCAGAACATGAGTAGGCCATACCTTCATTCACGAAGCGCAGACCCACAGAGTGCCCGTTTATAGGCAACTGTGACGCTTTCAACTTCCCATAATTCGGAGTCCTAGCCCCTGTCCATGACCGACTGTAGACAACCTTCGCTCCCGAAACACCAGGTGTTCCGGGGCTTGTGTTGGTTTCAGTTTGGGTCACGAACGTACGGGTTTTGGTTTCCGAACTGGGTCGAAGAGGCGCTGTCAAGCGTGTCGAGCTAGCACCACGGTTACGTGGATTAACCACGTATCCAGGGAATAACGGATTATCCGTATCTTCCCTAGCCCTCGCATCGAGCTCTAATCCGATGCGTTTACGCCAAGCAGTGGTTATTGGGAAGCCGAACGTCAATACGTACCGGAACCATTCTCTGCCTCTTTTGAAGACAGAGGATTTCGATGCGTACGACGCACGACCTCCCGTAACACTGAATGTTACACCTACCCCGGGAACATAACGATAGAACTCGATCCGCCAGTGCCAACTCGTTGGACCAACTCTACTCATGGTCTCCACTAACACGCGGTCGGGAATCTCAGTGAGAGATTCGAAACGCACGCGATAGTGGACATGAGCAAAACGGTCCATAAAGATAAGCACATAGTAGCTCTCGTTCTTCGTCAGCCCCCTAAGATGGTGTTTAGGCCCCAGCAGGGCCGCGTACTTCTTGCGAAGGGGTGAATCTGCATAGGTAGTCAACGGGATGCTCCTTTAAGGACATCCTGAATATACCCAGCAATGCTGGTGTGGCATGGCCAGAAAAGGTAGGCAAGTGCAACCACGAAGCAGATCAGCGCGCCAAGAGCATCTAGTTGAAGCTGAAATGTTTTTGCATTCCAGACAACCTGACAATCAAGGCCACGGCGTCTGCCAAATCGTAAGTGCATCATGTTCTACCTCCTTCGTGCTGAGCCACTATTAAGCGCCCGCTCAAGTCTAAACTAGGCCCGTCCAATCCTGATAAAGGAGCCGAAACTGTCCAAGCGCGTAGACCATAATATTGCTATTATGATCGCCGAATTTCTTAGACAGCAAGGTATTCCTCTCGTCGGAAGGCAGGGACACAAACCAACCTAACCAAAGAGCCAAGGCCGTTTTAAGGTCCGGACTCAAGATCGATAGATCGGCAAGCATAAACACAGGGAATTGAACCCCCATGTCTGCAAGCTCATCTACTCGGGCAACAATGCACTCGGACTCCTCGTCGTCGTAATCGTACCAAGAATCTGGTACGGACGATTGACTAAGAAGCCGTGGAATACTCTGTTGCTTACGACCGGTTGACATGTGTTATCTCCTAGTTGTTGACAACCTACACCCTGGAATTGCAAGCCCAGGCAGTAGGAGGAGC